GTTGATTGATGAGAGTAATGTTGATTCGTTGTTAACTTTATTGACTGAAGGAGTCAAACAAAATGGCTAAGCAATCTAAGGCTGCAAAGGTTCGTGTTCTTCTGGCTGAAGGCTTGTCCGTGCAGGACATCGCTGCCAAGTTAAAGATGAGTACGGCCTACGTTCACCAAGTAAAGTTCTATTGGAGGCATAACATCAAGAAGGGCGAGCGGGTCAAGAAGGGCAAGTTGGCTGATATCGCCAAGGCCAAGGCCGCAGCGAAGCCCGTCAAGCCGTTGATTTTTGGTGCAGCGAAGCCCCTCAAGATCAACGAAGTAGATCTGGTCAATGCTCCGCCGCACTACAAGGTTGGTGGGATTGAGACTATCGACTTTATAGAGGCTAAGAATCTTAGCTATCACCTTGGCAATGCTGTGAAGTACATCAGCCGCGCCTACTATAAATCGAATCCGTTGCAGGATTTGAAGAAGGCTCGCTACTACCTTGATCGCGAGATCACCCGTCGCGGATCGAAGGCTGCTTGATATGGACTTCATAACGCTAGATTTTGAAACGTACTACGCGAAGGACTTCAGCCTGTCTCGTATGACAACTGAAGAGTATGTGCGTGACCCACGTTTTCAAATCATTGGCGTGGGCGTGAAGCGAAACGATGAGGAAGCCGTCTGGTTCTCTGGCTCTCACTCTGAGATAAGAGAGTTCCTGATGAAGTTTGATTGGAGCAAGGCGTCTGTGCTTTGCCACAACGCTTTGTTTGACGGTGCGATTCTGGAGTGGGTGTTGCACATTCACCCATACTTCTACTACGACACGCTGTGCATGGCTCGCGCCCTGCATGGGGTCGATGCGGGGGGTTCGCTTGCTGCGCTAGTTCAGCGTTATGAACTTGGTGAAAAAGGAACTGAAGTACACAACAACATGGGGATGCGGAGAGAAGATTTCTCGCCCAGTGCTTTAGAAAACTATGGGCGCTACTGCGTTAACGACGTTGATCTAACCTGCAAGTTGTTCGCGCAGATGGCTCCGCTGTTCCCCGAGGTTGAGTTCAACCTGATCGACATGACGCTAAAGATGTTCACGCGACCGACGTTCGTGGTCGATGATGCGTTGTTGGTCGAGCGGTTGGAGGAGGTCAAGCAGGAGAAGCGAACGCTCCTGCGTGGCCTGATGGACTTCTTGGACGTGGGTGATGAGGAGGAAGTCCGCAAGAGACTGTGCAGTAACCCACAGTTCGCCAAGATTCTGGAAGAGTTGGGCATCCCTGTGCCCATGAAGATCAGCCCGACTACCAACAAGCCGACGTTCGCCCTTGCCAAGAATGACCCCGGTTTCATCGCGTTGACCGAACACCCCGACCCGTACATACAGCAGTTATGCGCGGTTCGTCTGGGTACTAAGTCCACGCTTGAGGAGTCCCGCATCGAACGCTTCATCAACATGGGGGCGCGGAGCGGAGGATTACTTCCAATTCCGTTGAAGTATTACGGGGCACACACAGGGCGGTGGTCAGGGCAGGACAGCGTCAACTTCCAGAACCTGCCAAGCCGGGACAAGCGTAAGAAGGCTCTGAAGAATTCTCTGCTGGCTCCTCGTGGTTACGTGGTTATTAATTGTGATAGCTCACAGATCGAAGCCCGAGTCCTAGCGTGGCTAGCCGGGCAGGACACGATGGTCGAGCAGTTCCGCAACAAGCGGGATGTCTACTCCGAGTTCGCGTCCATGGTCTACAACAAGACTATTACGAAGGAGAACCCGGTCGAGCGGTTCGTGGGCAAGACCTGCATCCTTGGGTTGGGCTACGGCACAGGGGCTACCAAGTTGCAGCACACGCTCCAGACTACCCCGCCGGGCGTGGTCATCGACGAGTACGAAGCCAAGCGCATCGTGCAGGTGTACCGCCAAGCCAACTACATGATCCCGAAGTTGTGGAACGACTGTGACCGTGCCCTGACTTGGATGATGTCAGGCGGTAGTTCGCGGATGAGTTCGTACTACTTGGATGACAAGCAGGTGGTCGAGATCACGCAGGAAGGTATACGCCTCCCTAATAAGTTGTACATCCGATACCCCAACCTGCGTAACGGTGACAAGGGACTCGTGTATTCGTCCCGGCGTGGAATCGTCAACATCTGGGGCGGGGCGATGGTTGAGAACATCGTTCAAGGTCTTGCCCGGATCATCGTTGGCGAGCAGATGTTAAAAGTAAACGAACGTTACAGAACTGTACTGACCGTACACGACGCAGGGGTGTGGATCGTGCCCGAAGCGGAAGTCGATAATGCCCTTGCATTTATAGTGGAAACTATGTCTACTGCCCCTGATTGGTGTCACGACTTGCCCGTCGCGTGTGAGGCTAAATACGGACGGTCATATGGGGATTGTTAATGGTCAAATGGTCATTCAGTGGGCTGAAGGATTTCGTGAAATGCCCACGGCAGTATCATGAAGTAAAGGTATTACAGAACTTCAAGAAAGAAGTAACGCACGAGATGCGCTACGGAACTGAGGTTCACCAAGCGTTGGAGGACTACGTAAGGAACGGCATTCCGCTCAACAAAAATTATGCGCGATTCAAACCCATGTTGGACGTGCTTATGGGTGTACCGGGTACGCGGTATCCAGAGCATCAGATGGCTCTAACTATTAATAAGGAGCCATGTGCGTTCAACGATCCAGACTACTGGGTACGGGGCATCGCTGACTTGTTGGTGATCGACGGGGACTACGCGCTAGTCGTGGACTACAAGACTGGCAAAGCGAAGTCGCCCGATCCCGACCAGTTGAAACTGATGGCACTGATGGTGTTCGCGCATTTCCCAAACGTGAAGCGGATAAAAGCAGGCCTTGCATTCATCCTCTATGATGTTTTTGTTCCAGAGGAATACGAGCGCCAGAACGTTGACGCACTCTGGGCAGCGTTTACACCCGATCTCGAAAGGCTCAAAGTCGCTTTTGAATCGAACAACTGGATGCCCAACCCGACGCCGCTATGCGGTTGGTGTCCGGTAGACACTTGCGAATATCACAAGCGGCGGAGGAGTTGAAATGCCCTACGTTAATAAGCCGAGGCCGTATGCGAAGGAATACAAACAGCAGAAGGCACGGGGAGAACACGCCGACCGTATGGAGAGGCAACGTGCCCGACGCACTGTAGACAAGACAGGTGCTGACCGTAACGGAAATGGGAAAGCTGACCGCCGCGAGGGCAAGGACATTGCCCACAAGAAGGCGTTATCGAAAGGCGGAACCAACAAGGACGGTTACACAATCCAGTCTCCGAAACGGAATCGCTCGTTCAAGCGAACGTCTAGCGGAGCCATGAAGTAAGAACGTCACCCCCGTAAGGCATGAGTGGGGGGTACGCAGTACGGATGTCCCTCACACCTCGCTCCGTACTCGTTTCATTGAGCGCATAACCATGCCACCTAGAGCAACGTCATCCTTGATTCTCACGTTGTGATCTAGGCGACTGACCCCCGTAAGGGGTTTAACTAACAGAGGATCTATGCAAGTCATTGAGAACACGGCACTGCGTCTGACCGTGCCGAACCACATCGCACAAAACATTTTGCAGAATGTGGAGAAGAGTGAACTGATGATTGATTGCGGTATGGACAAAGACATCGCAGTCTATTGGGGCTTCAACGAAGCCGCACTCCTCGCCCACTTACTGGACGGCGAACTGCCTAATCCAGTCCCGGCGATACCGTCGCCCATGCTGCGCGACTACGACTGGCCGGGCGTGTTCAAACCGTTCGACCACCAGAAAACTACTGCGTCATTCCTGAGCCTACGCCAACGAGCGTTCTGCTTTAACGAAGCGGGTACAGGCAAGACCTCCGCTGCGATCTGGGCTGCGGACTACTTGATGAAGATGGGCGCGGTCAAACGTGTACTGATCATCTGCCCGTTGTCGATCATGCACTCCGCATGGCAAGCCGATATCTTCAAGACAGCCATGCACCGCACGTGTGCAGTTGCATACGGAGATAGTTCTAAGCGAAGGCAGATCGTCAAAGACAACTACGATTTCGTGATCATCAACTACGACGGTGTCGCTGTTGTACGTGACGATATCCGCGACGCCAACTTTGATCTAATCATCGTTGACGAAGCCAATGCGTACAAGACGCCGACGACCAAACGCTGGAAGATACTCGCGTCGCTTATAACTTCTTCCACCAAACTCTGGATGATGACCGGCACACCGGCCTCGCAGTCCCCGGTTGATGCGTACGGGTTAGCTAAGTTGATTGCGCCATACCGTGTGCCAAAGTACATAACAGCATGGCGAGATAAAGTCATGCGCCAGATATCGCGCTTCAAGTGGACGCCCAAACCAGACGCGCAACAAGACGTGCGTTACGCGCTACAACCTGCGATCCGTTACACCAAGAAAGAATGCTTGGATTTACCGGAGGTTACGTATCAAACCCGCGAAGTACCGCTGAGTGTGCAGGTTGCCCGGTACTATAAAACTTTAAAAAACCAGATGTTAATAGAGGCTGCTGGGCAGTACATCTCTGCGGTCAACGCAGCGGCGAGCATG